ACCAGTAAATCCCGTAGCTGTTATCTGGTCAGTTGCAGTAATACCATCAACAAACAAGTTAGCCCAACGAACACTGGTTGTACCAAGATCGTCAGTGCTGTCTGTATCTGAAACAATGTTTGAACCACTTGTGATTCCACCTGTTGCTACTTGTGTAGCTGTAGTAGTTAAGACGCCAGTTACTAAGGCAGTGGTAGCCATGTTAACTGCACCATCAATATCTACTACGTCAAGGTTAGTTATGCCATCAATATCTACATCACCAGAGATGTCTAACGCTGTACCTATAAGTGTTTGTGTTAGTGTTAACTGACCATTAGCAGCAATAGTAATAGCATCTACATCAGATGCAGAACCAATAGTTTTACCGTCACCAATAATAATATCGTCAGTAAACGTAGCAATGCCAGTTACACCTAGAGTACCTGCTACTGTAGCATTTACATCTACGTCTAGTGTATCTATGTGTGCAGTACCATCTAGGAAAAGATCACGCCACTCTTGGGTATCTGAGCCAAGGTCAAATGTAGAATCTGTATTAGGTATAATGCTAGAGTTTACATCTGCACCAAACACAACGCTGTCACCTGCACCGTCACCAAGGTTAAGAGTACCACCACTAAAGGATGTAGTACCAGCTACACTTAAATCTCCACCTACAGTCAAATTGCCTGATATATCTACAAGACCATTAATGTCTACAGTAGTAGCTGCAATTTGTATTTCTGTATCCGCTACTAGATCAAGTTGACCATCAGCACTAGAGTTAATAAATATAGCAGTGTCACGAAACTGTATCTTCTCATTGGTAGCAATAAGTACGTCATCAGAAAACTCAAAGTAGTCTTCATCTTCCATCCACTTTAATGTACCGTCATTACTACCGCCATCAAATACAAGTGATATGTCACCTGCAGCCGTACCTATTGTAATAGTGTCAGCTAACAGTTTACTTATTGGACCACCTTCAGCGGCAGTACCATCGTGTGTGTGGCCTGTACTAGAAGCTAGAGTAGCTAGAAGCTGATCAAACTCATTGTTAAACAAGTCTGCTGTAATGACATCGCCATCAGTAAAGTTTGATTGTCTTGTGTATGTAGCACCCATTTAACGTCTTGCTCCTAATTGATATTCTAACTGAAAACCTTTAAGTGAATAAGGGGCAGATTCCCCACTATCATTTATTCTTAATACAACAGAAAAACCTGAACCTTCTACTGGCTGTCTTATAAGAGGCTGTGAAGGTCCACCAAAAACAAACCTAACGGCACCACCTGCAGTACTAAACAAGGCACTACCAAACTGCGCAGCTACTTCAGATGAGTCTAACGTATAGGGGTTTGGCCTAGTAGAGTCAGAGTTTTCATTGTCGTATCTTACTAGCAACTCAGCGGCAATAGCTGACTCAGGCTTGTAGTTAACAATAACCCTTTGCATGTGTTTACGAATACCAGTATCACCAAAAGACAAGTCGGAGCTTCTGTACTTTCCTAGTACTGCAGTACCATCAAAGGTGTTACCCTTTTCTTGCCTCTGTATAAACCCATTATTATCTCCATGTAATACCATTACGTCACCTGCAATTACAAGAGTATCTGTAGCAGTAGGTTTCATACCACGTATTTCAGAAAACTCATAACCGTCTGCTTTCTTAACGCAAGTAACACCTCTTGTAATACCTTCTGCCTGACCATCTTTAGTAAAGAATATTCTGTACTGTGTTTTGTCAGCTATAACTACGCTTTCAAATCTTGCAGAGTCTCGAATGTTAGCATCAAAAATAGACTGTACGTTCTTACTAATTGTACCAAGTTCTGTATCACCAATCTTTGCAGTAGCAGCTACAGTTCTTAAACCGTCAGGGCCAAGGAACACTAAGTCACCTGCAAATTCCTGTATAGTGTCTCCGTTAAGACAACCAATACTTCTAGTAACGGGTGTCATTACAAATGTAGACTCACTAACACCTGTAAGTTTAAATATTCTATTCTCACAAAATATAAACAATGCGTCACGAAAAACTTTAAGTCCTGTAATAGTATCGTCTACTCTGATACTACCTCCACCACTACCAAAATTATCTTCGTCAAAAGGTACACTAAATATAACTTCTTCTGGTGTAGTACTTTTACCTGCGTAAAACATATGATCTTTAAAAGATGCTATAAACTTAGAACCCGCAACGGCAGAGTTACTAACGTCTACTGCATTAAAAGAACTATCAAATACTACAGGTGCGTTTACCTCATCAACAAATACAATTTTATCTGTACCATTATAATTAAAACGTTCAAATCTATATTTACTTGCATTAGTCCTGCCAGTATCAATTTGTGTCCACGTAGTAGATACTGCCACATTACTAAAATGTTTTGCCGCACCTGTTCCAGAAGTTGACCTAGTTACTCCAGTAAGTTGATTAGGAGATACCGTAGCACTAATACCTGTGTATGTAAATATTTCATCTTCAATTTGTATTGTGCCACTAGCAGTAAATCCAGCTACTGAGTTTACTTTAATTACTCCAGAACCTGACATAGTTTCATTTATAAGTATAGCGGCAGCTAACTCACTAGACGCTGCATTATATATTTTTTCGCCTCTTGCAGCAATTACCTTATTTGCAAAATTAGCTACACCAATAATTCTTTCAGAAGTAGCTGCCGTCTGGGGTACTATTTGATTAACAAACTTACGAAAGCCATTCATTCTCCTGTAGCCACCCTCAACGTCAGGCTCAAAGTTTTCTAAAACTAAAGCCTCACCGGGTTGCATCAAGAAAGTAGAACGATTTAATACTAACCCACCTTCACAGTTAAATGCGGCAGGTTGTACCTGTGAACTATCTGGCATTAAAAGGTAATTCCAACATTATATCTACTAGGTCTACTTATCATAGTTGACCTAACATATTCATATTTGTTTATAAGTAAACTCTGCATATTTTTAATACCATCTTCAAACCTATCAAAGTTTAACTGGTACTGTTGCATCTCACCACGATACTGATATACAAATGCCGTAGCACCGTCTACAATTACAGGAAGAAATCTATCTGGTATACTTGTAATATCTCCTTGCGCAGTTAAATCGGCAGGAAATGTAAAGAAATCAAATGCTAGTGTGTACTGTTTATCTGGTAAAGGATACAACAAATAATTGTTATCTAATGTACGTACTATAAATTGAGGTACTCCACCATTAGTAAAAGAAGCTACCTGTACGCCTGATGCATGTGCAGCGGCTGTAGTGTCATTAGAAGCTCTAGTACACCCTGTAAAGGTCGTAGATGTAAGCCCTGTGTACAGCACTTGCTCACCTAGTATAAAAAGAACTCCTGTAGTTGGGAAGCCCGTAGTACTTACCACAGTAATTGTAGTTGCGCTATCCGTTAGATTACCGTTAAGTGTAGTTGCATCTACTTCATCTTCTTGGTTGGCAAACTCTTTATTTATGTATTCGTTATAATCTAGTTTTGCAAGGTTTCCACCTGATGTACTAAGATCAGTGTCTCTTTTTATTCTAGCTGTATTGTAATCAATATGTTTTGTACTAGCAGGAACAGTATACCTTGAAGTACCGGGAACTAATACAGAGTTATTACTTGCATGGTTAAATGGATAACCAAATTCTTTTTGATTGATGTGTCTTATTGATTCGTTAACGGCATTTTTACATTGTACCTGAACACCTCTAGCATCCGTAAAGTTAGAAGCAGTAAGAGTTACCTCATTCATACGTGTAATAACATCGTTTGCTAATGTAAGAAATGTAAGTGCCATTATGTTTCCTTAAAATGCAGCAATGGGGCCAGCACAAAGCCAGCCCCAAAGTTTAGTGTAGTGTTACAGCAAATCACGCTGGGCTGAAGCAGCCTCAGTCATTGCGGCAGAAATATCTGCAACTACTGCATAGACACGTAAGCGTCCAGTTGCAGCGGCAGCACCAGCGATAACAACATCAATGGTATCTGCAGCACCAACAACAGCAAGTGCTTCAGCTGCAAAAGTAGATGCAGCACCAGTGTTTACGATGTTAGCTTCGCCATTACTACCTTTTACAAGGTATGTACCAGCAGCAGCATCCAAAGCAGCACCGTCAACGATGTCATCTCCAGCACCGAAGTCAATATTACAAGTACAACTTGCAGTAAAGGACTTCATAATTTCTGCACCAGCAGCAACAATTACTGATTCAGCAGGAATTTCTAACAGTTGGAAAATGTCACCATTAGCAATAGTAGCACCTGCAGTAATCATAGCATCAATATCTAAGATTGCTTCAATGGTGCGAACATTGTTACCAACAACTGTAGGAACAGCAAGAACGTTTGCTCCTACACCAGCGGTATCAATGGAAGTCATGTCAAAAGTAGCCATAGTTTATATCTCCCCTATGCTGCGTTATAACGAGCAGTTACGATTGCTTCAGGACGAAGAATCTTCCTACCGTATAAATGCATACCACGAACAATGTCAGCAAAGCTGTCAGGGTCACGATATGTTTCTGTCTTGTTGATTTGCTCAGCAGTTGCTACAG